TAAGGTAGGTAATTTAGACACTGTAACTGAAGCACTAAGTTTTGCCTCGGCTACTCACAGAGCAAACCTAGAAAGATTGCTTGAAGATAGTCCTGAATCAATCGTTGAGCCAGAGACTGAAGTAGTTGAAGCAGAGATTGTCGAAGAAGACGAATCTAAATAACACAAACTAGACTAGGGTTTTCCCTTTAGTTTTTTCCCTAGTCTAGACCATTGGAGATAGAATGGAACGTAATAGCACGTTTATAAAACACAAATTACCCTGTAAGAAATGTGGCGGTTCGGACCCTGTATCAATGAATGCAGACGGTTCGGCTTGGTGCTTTAGTTGTTCTACTCGTTTCCCTAAATATGATGAGGACTATGTGCCAGAAGAAACAGTAGAAAAACATAGCAGTACATTTTTAAATTCATACACAGGAATCTTTGATGACTTACAAGACAGAGGTATCTCAAAAGCAACTGCAAGTAAGTTTGGTGTAAGAGTTGTAAAAGACTTAGCAGGTAAAACTATTAAGCATATCTATCCATTCTTCAATGGCACAGAAATAGTTGGCACTAAAACAAGACGTATAGAAGATAAACAGTTTCTGTTTAATGGTACTTATGAAGGTACTGGTTTGTTTGGTGAACAACTCTATCGTAACAAAGGCGGTAAGTATTTAACAATAACTGAAGGCGAATGCGATGCTATGGCAGTACACGAGCTGTTTCAAGGTAAGTATGCAGTCGTATCTATTAAGACTGGCTCTGCAGGAGCAGTAAAAGATATCCGAGAAAGCATAGAGTTTGTTGAATCATTTGAGAATGTAGTCTTATGTTTTGACAATGATAAAGCAGGAAGAGAAGCCACAAAGAAAGTAGCTAGGATTATTAAACCCGGAAAGGTAAGAATCATGGGATTACCTAATGGTTTCAAAGACGCTAACGATATGCTCAAGCAAAAGAAGTTTGCTGAGTTTACACAAGCCTGGTGGGATGCTAAGACTTATACCCCATCAGGCATATTAGATTTATCAGCTAAGAAAGACGAATGGCTAAACAGAGAAGTAAAAGAAAGCATAGCTTATCCTTGGGAAGGATTAAATAAAAAGCTTTACGGTATGCGAAGAGGAGAACTAGTTACTCTAACAGGCGGTACAGGACTCGGTAAGTCTTCAGTAACTAGAGAGTTAGAACACTGGCTAATAAAAAATACACAAGATAATGTAGGTATCGTTGCTCTTGAAGAGAACTGGCTAAGAACTGCAGACGGTATCATATCAATAGAAGCTAACGACAGAATTTATTTAAATGAATCTAGAGACAAATACTCAGAAGAACAACTACAAACTATGTTTGATAATGTCATACAAAAAGGCAGAGTCTTCATTCATGCTCATCTAGGAGCAACAGATATAGAGGAAATCTTTTCTAAACTTAGATACATCATAGTTGGTTGTCAGTGTAAATGGATTGTAGTGGACCACTTACACATGCTTGTAAACGTAATGACAGAAGGTGATGAACGTAGAGGTATAGATTCATTAATGAACAGATTAAGAAGTCTTGTTGAAGAAACAGGAGTAGGAATGTTCTTAGTGTCTCACTTACGTAGAGCAAACGGAGACAAAGGACATGAGAACGGGGTTGAAGTATCCTTATCTCATTTGAAAGGTTCACAAGGTATAGCACAACTATCTGATTGTGTTATTGCATTAGAACGTAATCAACAAGCAGAGAATCCAGAAGAAGCTAACACAACTAAAGTAAGAGTGTTAAAATCTAGGTACACAGGTGACACTGGACTTGCTTGTTCTCTCAGGTATAATCCTGACACCGGTAGACTCTTTGAAGTCTCCGAGGAGCATACATTCGATAATGAATTTGATTTTTGATATTGAAGCTGACGGACTTACCCCTACTAAAATATGGTGTATAGTTGCCAAAGAACTAGACGGACCAGTACATACTTTTGACCCTACCCAGATAGAAGAAGGTATAAAGTTTTTACAATCAGCTAAAACTCTCATAGGACATAACATCATTGGTTATGATATTCCTGTCTTAGAAAAACTACATAAAGCATCCTTTGTTGATAACAAGTTAGAGGATACTTTAGTCATGTCTAGATTATTTAATCCAGTTAGAGAGAACGGACATAGTTTAAAAACATGGGGCTTTAGAGTTAAGTTACCTAAGCAAGAACAACCAGAAGACTTTGAAGAATATACACCTGAAATGCTTGAATACTGCATACAGGATGTAAGGCTAAATGAGGTCGTTTACAAACATCTAATAGAAGAAAGTTCCGGATTCTCTAAACAAAGCGTAGACTTAGAGCACAGGGTAGCTAAGATTATGAAAGAACAAGAGACAAACGGATTCTTGTTTGATGAGAAAAGAGCTATGACGTTACTAGCACAACTCAAAACTAGGATGACAGAAGTAGAAGACGAAGTACAAGCAACTTTTAAACCTAAATGGGTAGCTGACAAGGTAGTAAACCCTTACATTAAAAAGGACGGTACGCTATCTATGCGAGGACTTACTGAAGAAGAATATAAAAAGTGTTTAGATACAGATAACTTTGAACCGTTTACTCGTAAAAAATTAGTAGAGTTTAATTTAGGTTCTCGTAAACAAATAGGAGAATACTTAATTGACTTTGGTTGGAAGCCAAAACGATTTACCCCTACCGGTCAACCAATAGTAGATGAAGGTACGTTAAAAAAGATTGACCACATACCAGAAGCAAGACTGATAGCTGAGTTCTTACTGTTACAAAAAAGAATAGCACAGATATCATCGTGGATGGATGAACTAATTGGTGAACGAGTACATGGTAAAGTTATACCTAACGGTACTATTACAGGTAGAATGACACATAGAAATCCTAATATGGCTCAAGTGCCTAGTGTTGTGAACCCCTATGGTAAAGAATGTCGTGCTTGTTGGATAGTCCCGGAAGGTTATAAACTATTAGGTGTTGATGCTAGTGGGTTAGAACTAAGAATGTTAGCCCATTACATGAACGATAAAGATTACATTGACGAGATTTTACATGGAGACATACATACAACTAATCAAAAACTTGCAGGACTTGAATCAAGAAATCAAGCAAAGACTTTTATCTATGCCCTTATATACGGAGCAGGAGATGAAAAGATTGGAAGTGTGGTTGGAGCTAACAGAAAAGCAGGTAAAGAACTTAGAAACCGTTTTCTTACCAACCTCCCTGCACTTGAAAACCTTACGGGAAGAGTTCGAGATGCTTCGAGAAAAGGATATTTAAAAAGTCTTGATGGTCGTAAGATATTTGTACGACATGAACATGCTGCTTTGAATACTTTGTTACAAGGCGGTGGTGCTATTGTAATGAAACAAGCTATGTGTAACTTACATGATGCTATTAAATTAAACTTGTTTGATGCTAAGTTTGTTGCTAACATACATGATGAATGGCAGATACAAGTTAAAGACACCGTAGCTACTTTTGTAGGAATCAAAGGTGTCGAAGCAATAGAACAGGCAGGACAACAATTACATATGCGATGCCCCTTAACAGGGGAATATAAAATCGGGGAGGATTGGAGTGAAACCCACTAAAGTTTGTACTAAATGCGGTATAGAAAAAGAAATAAATAAAGAAAATTTTAACCCTAGGTATGATAAAGGTAGAAGACATTTATTTAGAAGTGAATGTAAAGATTGTTATAATGCTTATACCAGAGGTAATCCTAGATATTTAAGAAAAGCTTTAATAAGACATGCTAGAACTAGAGCATTGAAAAAAGGATTAGAGTTTGATTTAAAATATGAAGATTTAAATTATCCTGATTATTGTCCTGTTTTAGGAATAAAATTAAAACATGGTTATGGGAAAGGTAAAGACAGAGAAAATTCTCCCTCAATAGATAGAATTGCTAACGCTAAAGGATACACATTAGATAATGTTATTATAGTGTCTGTATTAGCAAACAGTATAAAAAACTCTGCAACACCAGAACAGATAATAAAGGTAGGAGAGTTTTACAAAAAACTTCATAAAGAAAAAGGTATAACAAATGAAACCTAAAAAAGAAGACAGAAAGAAGTTTGACCTTGATTTACAATACGGTTCTATTAGAGAAGATAAAATCGCAGAGATGTTAACTAATAAAAAGATTGAGGTTAAATCA